CGTCGTCCCTTCCGGAGCGAACGTGATGTAAGCTTTTACCTCGTTGCCCGATGCACTGAGACGGGCGCGGCCGATCGGTTTCGTTGTGTCGTGGTTGGCAAGCAAAACGACGTCGGCGTCGCGCGTTTCCATGCCGGATACCACCACGATATCGTCGGCGTAATCGACGACTTCCCTTGTGGCGATGCCGACAGCGTTCAGCGGGCCCAGGCCCGTGTTACGGACAATCTGAATGTTGAATTGCTTGTTCATGCCGCTCCGCCTTCAATGTAAGCCACGGCGCTGTTGCGGACTGCGGTCTTCGCCATATCGATCGGCATCGCGACCACGTCACCAGCCGTACATTGCTTTCCGGATGGAGATTCGTAGCCGGCGCGCATGACCGAGACTAAGATTTCGCCCTCGCGCGCGGTTTCACAAATTGGTACGCGCAACTTTTTTGGTGGCCGAGCCGCTTCTTCGCCGAGACGAACGGCGTGCTGAAACGACGACGCGGGCCGAACGTTTCGATTGCTGGAGTTGCTGACCATCTGGACAATCGGCGCAGCCTGTCGCGGTGGTTCGGTGATAGTCCGCAGGTTTTGCTGCCAATACTCAAGTCCCTCGCTCGTGACGAAGCCGGCGTACCGAACGTTCGGGAAAAGCCGATGCGCATCCTGACCAAACTCAACCATTGCGCTGTCGAAGGCTGCCATTGCGTGCTCGTTAGCCGCAATGGCCGCTTTTATCGCGATCTCCAGTTTTTCTTTCGCGTCGAAAATTGCCGAGTTGAAAAGTTTAATTCGATCGTGTTTTTCCGCATCTCGAATCTCGACAAGTTTGGCGCGTAGCCTCGTTTGACGATCGGCGATGATCTCCAGAGTTTCATAATGGCTTTCCTCGAGAGCCCTCAATTCGGCCCGAGAGCGCACCGGATCATCTTCGAGATTGACTGCAGCGCGTCGCACGGGAATCGTCGCCATGTCACGCTTGATCTCGTTCGCTTGCGCTTCGAGTTTTTCGATCTCAGCCTGCAGACCCTTGGCGCCGGCCGCGCGCGCGCCGCCGTTCAGAAGCTTTCGAATGTTGCCGAATTGCATTGTCGTCTCCGGTGGTTCGATCCGGAGAATCGCAGCTCGTCTTGGACATCGGTAGGGGTGTCACATGTCCATCACTTCCGCCGCGTTCACAATGGCTTAGCAAAATTCGTCCGAGTTGTTTCGCACTCGTCGGCACTTCGCCGCCGCAAAATTTAAAGATATCGAAGAGCGATTCGCGAGGCGTGCCGACAAATGCCGAACTCAACCCGCGTTCGCGGTCGATAGGCCAAAGCCGGCGGTCATACCGGACAAATTCATTCGTTAAGACGCGCAGGCGTTCCGAAAAATCGCCGTGACCGCAATAGCATCGGGAAAATTCATGGATCATCTCGCCTTTGCGCCGCCGGCGCTCGCCTGTCCACCATGCTGATTCGACTTCGCAAGCGGCGTCGAGGGTTACGCCGAGGTGTGCACCCTCCAAATAATTTCCGATCGACTGCGCGAGCCAAATGCCGTCAGCATCGTCCAACCTTTCGCCAGCCGCGGCGCGCGCAGCTATTCGACGAAGGTGTTGGACGGCGTCGGACATCGTTTATCGTCCACCGCAGTCCGGAATTTGTACCTGTCGTTCTAACAGGTCCATCCGCAAGCATTCTGCTATGGTCCTGAGGTGTTGCGCGTAATCCCGGCAATGGAATGCGACGTCTTCAGGACTGCTGTTTGCAACGTTTTCCCAATGGGCCGCCGCTGCTTCTGTGGCGGTGAGCATCGCTGATAGTTGCTCTATTGTCCTCGCCATCTTCACACCACCAGTATTGGTCGAGTTTCATAAATCGAGGGACCTCCGCCCGGCAGCGGCGGATCGAGGGACATCAGATCTGTTGCGTTAAAGGTCGCGGCGAGAGGATCAATTTTCGCCGTGCCGCTCGCCTGCTTAGTGATCAAAATACTATTCGCGCGCTGCTCAACCTTCGCGTTGCCGACGCACCAGGCCATCAACGGTTGCGCGCCATGCACGAATGATCCATCAGCGAGGTGACGTTCTAGCGTTTTGATGGCGCGGCCAAGTTGCCAGCCCTGCGACACACCAACGATCCGTTTTTTCTCGGTGTTGTTGATGCCACGCACTGAAAGTGCATCGAGTACCTGGCCGATGCCGACAGGATCGACGCCGATTGCGTTTTCCTCGGGCAACAAGCCGGCTCGATTGATCGTTGCGACGATGTCAACGAGCTCCTCGATATCGTCGCCGATCTGGTCGACGATGACGAGATCGCCGGCCGCCTCAAGGTCGCGAAGTGTCGGCGCGATCGATTTGCGGCGCTCGAGCGCCGACGCGTAGGCCCAAGCCCGCCCGCAGTGCAGCCATTTGCGCGTGACCTTTTCGCGACCGGTCGCGGCGAAGCCTAGCAAGTCGTCCAGGCCGCCGCCGTCGATACCGCACACGATGACGTCGCAACGCTCCAGCAGCGCATCCAGCGTCACTGTACGGTCGCCGCAACGCTCCCAATAGTCAGCGCCGGCCCATCGATCGGAGCGCAGCCCAAGGCCGATTTCGATATTGAGATGCTGACTTGCCCAGCGCCGAAATTCCTCTTCGCTGGTATCTTTGGCGGCCTGGAAATCTTCCTGCAGACGTTCAATCGTGATGGACCGGCCGCGGTTTGGCGTGACCATCCACCAATTTTCCGGATTGCCCCACTTCTCCGGATCCGCGTTGATGTCATCTGGAAATTCATAAATCACCGGCAACATAGCGCCATCGCGCTTGCCGTCCCGGATCGCTCTGGCCTTGTCGAGCTCGGCCTTGAACACGCCGGCCGGCGAACGCTCCGATTGCGTGGTGATGAAGGTCAGAAACCCTTCCGGCTGCGATATCAGCCCGCCGCGAAGCTGACCTATGACGCGATCGGCGTTCGCATTGGTGGAAACGACGTGCAGTTCGTCCATCAGCGCACCGGCGGGCTTGACACCGGTCAACACGTTCGGATCGAACGACTTGACCTGCAGGGTCGCGCCGGTCTCCAGCCACGTAACTTTTTTCAGATGCGACTGCACTTGCATCATATCGCGCCGGCGAAGCCGCGCGTCGGCTGCAATCATCCCTTCCACCTGGTTGAAGGCGATTTCTGCGATCGGCTGCGTCGGCGCAATCAGAAGAAATTCAGCATTCGGCCTTTCGTTGATCAGCATCGACGTCAACATCAGCGCGGCGCCATACGACGTCTTGCTCGATTTTTTTGGAACCAACAAAAACGGCTCGCGGACCATGCGCTCGCCGTCCACTATCGAACCATGTAGCGCGCGCACGATGTCCCTGAACCAGTCGCCGGCCGCATCTTTCAACAGCGGCTTGCCGGGAACGTCCGGCAGACGAAGTCGATCGAAAACATCGACCGCCCGCTTAGCTGCGACTTTGTCGAGCATCGGGAGATCTGGGACAAGCGACCGATTGTTTCGGATTCGGTCTTGCCAATCGGGAGCGGAGAGATTCCATGCCATTTATGTTTTCCCAAACGAGTTCAGTTCGATCGTCCCGCCGCCGATTGTCCGGACTTCAACAAATTTCCCCAGCCGTCATCGAATAGATCGGGACTATCAGGCTTCGCGGCGGTTCCTGGCTTTGGCTTTCCAAGACTTCGGTCCAGCAGTTCCCGCGATGCCGCTACGCGCGCATTCTCGCTCGCGCCATCCCGCGCAATGGTGGCGAGCGTCTCGTAGGCGAGCGCCTCGCAGACTTTTTTCAACTCTTCAGCGTTGAGGCCGGCCGGAATGATCGGTGCAGCATTAGCCGCACCCGCGACCTGGGTTGGTCCCGCGATCGGCTTCTTTTTTGGTCCCGAATTCGGTCTAGCCCCGCCGCGGCCGACACCTTTTGACTTAGTCATGGTAGAAAATTCTTTCCCTATTGAACCGTTTGAACCTTTTGAACTGAACGATTATTGAACCTTGAGAATCCGGCGCTGAGACCATATGCGGTCCCAACTCTCCTTTGTTTTCAGGCGTTTATACCCCCTTCCCCTCATAGCCATTGCTTCGACATCCGCTTAGTTTTTTCATCTGCAGTCTTGCGTCCGTGGCATGGGGCACATCGCAGCATCACGTTGGATGGATCGAGCAGTGCACCGCCGTCCTCCAACTCGATGATGTGGTCGCCGTAAACGCGCTGGCCGGCCGCACGGTTTGGAGTCTGACATCGCGGATCTTCACAGCGCCGACCACGCTCGCGGATGATGGCTGCGATCAATGCGCGCCATTCCGGCGAACCGTAGACTGGCGCTGCTGTCTTCGGCCGCGGCGTCAACCGTTGTGATGCCATGGCGACGCGCGGCCGTAGTGTCGATAGGCGCGGTGCTTTGGTCATCGTGCAAGCACCGCGTGCGTAAAGCTTGCCAAACAGGCGGCTGCCGTATCGGCACCTTCCTGCGACGGAATGCGCGGTGAAAGCCAGCATAGATCGCCTGTTCGCGAATGCCAGGACACCGAGAAAGCGGCTTCGTTTTCGCCTTGGCGGTCGCGGATCGGCGTCACCGTGACGACGCCGCCTAGGTGCGGGATGCGCGACGTTTGCGATCGATTGCGTTTCATGCGGACCTCCAGCGTTCCGAGGGCGGCCCGTGGCCGTTCCTCGAACTCATTTCATTGCGAAGCCCCTTCTTTCCT